CGGGCGCTCAAGCGCCGGGTGTCCGACGTCCCGAAGCCCCAGTGTCCGCGGTGCGGGGCGAGCTGCTCGAGCGTGTACCGGTCGAAGGCCGCGCTGTCGCAGGCCGACGCGTACCGCCGGCGCCGGCAGTGTGGCGAGTGTCGGCGGACCTGGCCGACGCGCGAGTCGACCGATTGGGAGCTGTTCGAGCGCGAGCTGGCCGCCGAGGGGCTCACGTTGGCCGATGTGGGCCTTGAACGGCCGAGTCGGGAGACTCCGCCCACTCGGAAACTGTGAGTGATAGTTCTGGTTTAATTGACCCATGCGGACGACCGACCCGGATCGCCACCTCGAGGTGCGCTGCTGCTGTCAACCGAGGAAGCTGCTCGGATGGCTGCCCGTGCCGATCGGCGTGCAGCCAGGGCCTGGTGTCGAGGTCATGTTCACCGTCGAGCAGCCGCGTGTCGAGCTCGAAGGGCTCCGTTTCGACGAACGGGTGCGCGTACGCCACATCCCCGGGCGACGCGTGACGTTGCCGATGGCGGAGTGGCGTGAGGGCAGCGAGCCGCGGCGCCTGGCCTTCAAGTCCGAAGAGACGCCGGTCGAGGACCTGCGCCGCATTCCCGGGTTCAGTGAGCACGACGTGAAGAATTCAGGTGTAATCACCCCCATGCGCCGCGACCTCCGCCTCGCCACCCACCTCGCCACCAGCACGCGCTCGGCACATCCCTAGACCCCGCATTAGTGCCCCGGGGCCACGCCCTCGAGCCGCGCACGATCGGTCTGCATTGGAAGGGCAGAAGACCGGCGGCCGCCGCGCGGGCACCCCGAACAAAGCCACCGCGACGCTGAAGGGCTTTCTCGACGGGGTCTTCGTCGAGGCGTTCGCGGACCCGACGTTCCGCGCGTGCCTGCTCGCCCAGATCGTGACCCTCTCGATTGACACGACCTTGCTGAGAACCCTCCTCGCGCACTGGGCCGGCTCGCCGAGCCAGGCCGTCGATCACACCCACAAAGGCCGCGTGACGCTCGAGCAGATCGTCGCCGGCACCGTCCCGAAGGACGACCCCGAGGACGAGCAGACGTGACATGCCGTCGCATGCGATTGGCTCTCGGTGCCTGCATCGGCGTCCTGGTCGCTCTGGTGAGCGCTGACGCGACGCTGGCCGCGGCGCGCCTGGCGCGCTACCGCGAGCTCCCGAACGGGCCGCTCCAGTTCCTCGACGAACAATTCAGCTCGGCCACCGCGCCGCTCGTGCTCGACCGATTCCAGGAGCGCACGGCCGTCGCCTTCGGCGATCGGGCGATCCAGCGCATCTCGCTGCAGGCGGCCGCCGGCGTCGGCAAGACCGCGATCGAGTGCATGTGCGCCTGGTATTTCCTGGGGACGCAGTGCCTGCTGCCGGGCGAGCACCCGAAAGGGTTCGTCACGAGCGTCACCCACGAGAACCTCCGCGACAACTTCTGGGCGGAGATGGACAAGTGGCGGCAGCGGTCGGCGTACCTCTCGCACGCCTTCACCTGGACCGCCCAGCGCATCTTCGCGAACGACTACCCCTCGACCTGGTTCCTCGCCCCGCGCAATTGGCCCAAGACCGGCAATGCCGACCAGCAGGGCGCGACGCTCTCGGGCCTGCACGGGAAGAGCGTCCTGGCGCTCGTCGACGAGAGCGGGGCCATTCCACCGACCGTGCTCCGGGCCGCGGAGCAGGCCCTCGCGGACCGCCCGCTCTTCGGCAAGATCATGCAGTCGGGCAACCCGATTTCGCTCGAGGGCATGCTGTACGCGGCCGCGAATCAGCTCCGGGCGCAGTGGACGATCATCATCGTCACCAACGACCCCGACGACCCCCACTGTTCCTCGCGCGGTGACAAAGACTGGGCCCGCCTCCAGATCGCCACCTACGGCCGGGACAACCCGTGGGTCATGGCCTACATCCTCGGGAAGTTCCCGCCCTCGAGCCTGAACACGCTGCTCGGCCACGAACAGGTCGAGCTCGCGATGCAGCGCGAGCCGCAACCGCATGAGTACGACTGGGCACAGAAGCGCCTGGGCATCGACGTCGCGCGCTTCGGCGACGACCGGACGGTCATCTTCCCGCGGCAGGGCCTGGCGTGCTTCAAGCCCGTCATCCTGCGCGGCGCGCGGACGACCGACATCGCGGCGCGCGTCTACCAGGCGAAACAGAAGTGGGGCAGCGAGCTCGAGCTCGTCGACGACACCGGGCACTGGGGCCACGGCGTCATCGACAACCTGATCGCGGCCGGCACGGCGCCGCACGCGGTCGTCTTCCACGCGCCGGCGCTCAACCCCCGCTACAAGAACCGCCGCGCGGAGATGTGGATCGAGATGAGCAAGGCCGTCGTCGGCGGCCTCGCGCTGCCGCGGTCCGCGCCCGACCTGATCGCCGAGCTCACGCACGTCAAGTACACGTTCCTGAACGGCGTCTTCCTGCTCGAAGACAAGGCCATCACGAAGAAGCTCCTCGGCCGCTCGCCCGACATCGCCGACGCGCTGGCGCTCACCTACGCGCTCCCGGACATGCCCGGCCAGGTGATGGACGAGATCCGCGCGCGCGGCGGGGCCGGCGGGCCCGGCCGCGTCCGCACCGAGGAGGACGAGTGAAGAGTGTCCGCCGGCCGAACGACCCACACGAGATGCCCCGCTGGCGCTTCGCCGCGCGCGAGGGCCTCTACTCGATCAGGGTGGCGGGCCCGCGTGCGAGCAACACGACCTGGTACCGCACGACGCCGAAGGTGCGCGTGGCAAAGCCGCGCGGCGGGACGACAAACAGCAACGTCGGCGCGCGCGCGAGCGCCGCCAGCGACTCGATGCGATCGGTGTCCCGCTCGTGAGCGGGGACCTGGTCGTCGGCACGGTGACAGCGGGGGTAGGCGACTGATCGTGGACGCAACGAAGAACACGTATCTGCGGCACCCGCGCCTGGTCAACGGCGGCCTGGTGACGCTCGTGCGCGATCAGCGGACGCTGGCCGCGAAGCTCGCGGCCGTCGCCATGCACATCGAACCCGAGAAGACGCTGCGCGCCGCGATCGACGTGCTGCTCCTCGCGGAAGGCTTCACCTCGAACGAGGGCGTGACCTGCAGCGGCTACGACGTCAAGCACCACGAACGCAAGGGACAGACCTCCTACGACGTCGTGCTGCTCGGGACCGCGCTCGTCGACAAGCTCGTCGAGCTCGGGATGCCGCGTGCCGACGCCGGCGATCCCGCGATCCCCGCGACGTTCGTGCCCGGCGCGGAGACATTCGTCGTCACCGCGATCGCGGCCGTGCGGTCGGTGGGTGACCCGTCACTCTACGCCTCGGTGGCGCCCATGAAGGGCGCGAAGGTGCGGACGTGATGTGCGCGTGCACCCCCCCGGCCCGCACCGTCAGGTTCTGCGGCCGCGGTGCCTGTCTGCCGCCGCAACCGGCGCGACCCCTCATGGACATCGTTGAGGCGCTGCTCGAGGCGATGGAAGCCGTGGCCGTGCTGCGCGCGCGGCGCGCGACAGCGACGGAGCTGCTCGTCGACACCAGCGGCGCGTTCGAGGCCGCGACGCGCCGGCACGACACGCTCCAAGACGAGCTCGCGCGCACGCTCGCCCAACAGGCCGCCGAGCGCGCCGAGCGCGGCACGCTCATCGCGAGACAGATGGCGAAGGGCGACGCGTGACCCGGATCCGCCGCGCGCGCATCAACGACGTCGGGGCGATTGTCCGCATGGGCTGTCGCTTCATCGCCGAGAGCGCGTACCGCGGCCTCCTGACGCCGAACCCGGCGCAGCAGGAGCGCCTCACGCAGCAGCTCCTCGACAACGAGCACGCGGCGGTCTTCGTCGTCGACGTCGCCGGCGAGGTGGTGGGGATGCTCGGGATCGCGCTCGTCGTGTCGCCGATTGCCGGCGAGCTCGTGGGCACCGAAGTCGCCTGGTGGGTCGATCCGGAGTTCCGCGGCGGCAGCGCCGGCGTGCGGCTGTGGGCCGCGGCGGAGCAGTGGGCCGAGGACCAGGGAGCGATCTGGATCCAGATGAGTGCGCCGGCGGGCAACGACGTCGTGCGCCGCATGTACCGCAAGGCGGGCTACAGCGAGCTCGAAACGACGTTTCAAAAGCGGCTGCGGGCCGCGTGAGGGTGTGATGGCAGGAACGGTGAAGGGGGGACTCGGCCTCGGCGGGTCTGCGTCCAGTGGCGGCACGCCAACGGACGCCAGTATCGCCGCGCTCGAGCGTCTCGCCGATCGCGGCTTCATGGGGGGCATCACCACGCGGCTGCTCGCCAGCGCGCGGGCGAAGCAGGCGAAGCAGAAAAAGCAGGACGCGCTGCTGACCTCCGCCCCAGTGACCACACCGCAGACCGCCTCGGACGACTTCGTCAAGGCGCGCCAGGGGAGCGAGCGCGTGCGCCGCCAGGCGCGCACGCTGTTCGGGGGGGACTACTGACGTGGCGGTCAGCCTGGTCGACACCACGTCGGGCCTCACGCGCCGGCAGCGGTACGAGATGACGCGTCAGGCGCTCCTCACCGAGCGCAGCTCGTTCGATGCGCATTGGCGCGAGCTCGGCGACTACTACGTCCCGCGCCGCCCGCGCTTTTTCGTCCAGGACCGCAATCGCGGCGATCGCCGCTCGCAGAAGATCATCGACGGCGGGCCGCGGTTCGCCGCGCGCACCCTGGCCTCGGGCCTCCACGCCGGCCTGACGTCGCCGGCGCGGCCGTGGATGAAGCTGACGACGCCGGACCCGGACCTGGCGGAGTTCCAACCGGTCAAAGAGTGGCTGCACACCGTCACGCGCCGCATGCTTGACCTGTTCCTCAAGTCGAACCTGTACAACGCGCTCCCGATCCTCTACGGCGACCTGGGGGTCTTTGGCACCGCCGCGATGGCGGAGCTCGAGGACGGTCCCGACGTCATGCGGTGCTACACGCACCCGATCGGGAGCTACGTCGTCGGCCTCGATGCGCGCGGCCTGGCGTCGACCTTCGCGCGCGAGTACCAGCTCACCGTGGAACAGGTCGTCGAGCAGTTCGGGATGGTCACCGGCAGCCCGCGCGACATCGACTGGTCCCGGCTCTCGGTGCACGTGAAGTCGCTGTACGACCAGGCCCACTACCAGGCCCCGATCGACTGCGTCTGGATCGTCACGCCGAACCGGGCGTACAACCCGCGCCGCCTCGAGGCGCGCGACGCGCTGCCGTGGAGGTCCTGTCACTACGAGTCGGGCCGCGCCGATGCGGACTTCAACGAACGCACCGGCTTCCTGCGCGAGTCCGGCTTCCGCACCTTCCCCGTGCTCGTGCCGCGGTGGGACGTCACGGGCGAGGACACCTACGGCACCGACAGCCCGGGGATCTCGGCGCTCGGCGATTGCAAGCAGCTCCAGGACATGCAGAAGAAGAAGGCCAAGGCGATCGCCAAAGCGATCGACCCGGCGCTCACCGGACCGCACAGTCTCCGCACGCAGCAGACCTCGCTCGTCTCCGGGCACATTACCTACAGCGACGACCGCGAAGGGCAGAAGGGCCTGCGGCCGATTCACGAGGTGCGCCTCGAGGGCCTCCAGCATTTGATGCTGGACATGAACGAGGTGCGCGGCCGGGTCGACGAGTACTTCTACAAGAACATGTTCCTGATGCTCGCGGCGTCGGACCGCCGCGGCGCGCAGCCCATCACGGCGCGGGAAGTCGAGGAGCGGCACGAGGAGAAGCTGCTCCAGCTCGGCCCGCTGCTCGAGCGACTGAACGACGAGCTCCTCGACCCCCTCATCGACCGCACGTTTGCGATCATGCTCGAGGCCGGCGGCATCCCCACCCCGCCCGACGAGCTCCGCGGCCTCGACCTCAAGGTCGAGTACGTGTCGATCTTGCAGCAGGCCCAGAAGCTGATCGGGGTCGTCGGGCAGGACCGGTTCCTCTCGTCGGCGGGCGCCCTGCTCGAGGCGTTCCCCGAGGTGCGCCACAAGATCAACGCCTTTGAAGTCCTCAATAGCTACGGCGACATGCTCGGGGTGAGCCCGAAGATCATCCGCACCGACGAGGACGCGCAGGCGCGCGCCGACGCCGAGGCGCAGGCGAGTCAGGCCGCGCAGCAGGCCGAGCAGCTCCAGCGCGTCGGCCAGGCCGCGCACGCCCTCGGGACCACCCCCGTCGGCACGGGCTCGGCGCTCGACGCCGTGGTCGGGAGTGCGGCGGCGTGACACCCAGGTCGATGCGCATGACGCGGGCGCTGTCGCAGGCGCTCGACGACCTCGGCCCGGGCGGCGACCGGCAGGCCGTCGAGATTTCCCACATCACCGAGGCGTTCGCGCGTGAGCAGTGGTGGCGCGCGAAGGGCGAGCTGGCGATCCGCGAAGAGATGAACGCCGCGCTCGGGCGCTGGCATGCAGCCACGGAGGCCAGGCGCGCGCAGTGGCGCGCGGCGAAGGCGCCGGCGCGGAGGACCGCGTGAGCGGCGGGGACGCGCTGCAGACCAATGCGGCCGATCCGGCGCAGGTGCGGTTCGCCGGCGGCCGCACGAAGGCGCGCCGGGCCCGGCACCGGTCGCTCTGGCGGTGGCTGTTGTCGCAGCAGGAGGGCCGCGAGCTGCTCTACGACGTGATCCTCGCCGACCTCGGGCACCTGCGCTACATCGGCGGACCGCTCGAGACGGTGTACGGCGAGGCGGCCTTGCACAACCTGTGTTGCCGGTGGATGGCCGAGCACATCCTCGTGCACCCGGAGCTGTACTTGCAGATGCAAGGCGAGGCGCTGAGGCGCGCGGAGCGGGACCGACAGGAGATACAGGCGTCGCGCACGCGGCGCGCGACGCAGACGACGACGTGA